TGCTTAGGAGTAGCAGTGAAGAAAAAGCAGCGCACACCATCCATAGACGAATAATAGTCGGTAGATGGGAAAAAATTGCGCTGAACACTGTTATGTGCCTCATCGAAGTAGATAGTATCTACCTTGATACCAGACTCTACAACACGGTGTAAAGAATGGTAGGTAGTAAAGATGATACGATTGGTAGGAGCAAGGTCACACATACCAATAGCAAGTTTGATACGCTCAGGTTTAGTGGTGCTGAAATGTTTGGTCTCACCACTGTGAACGTGCATCACACTTACGTTCTTGTCCTTGATAAGTTCTAGGAACTCGGAACATAGTTGATTCGCCAGCAGAATCCTAGGAGCAACGACAACAATAGTAGCGTTATCAGAGTTCTCAAATCTTTGTTTGGCATCTTCAATCATGCAAATGGTCTTACCACCACCTGTAGGAATGATCACCTGACCTTTGGTGTTCTCACCCATAGCAGTAACTGCACGCTCTTGATGGGGGCGAAGGGTGATGGTCACTCGTGTCTCTCAGATATGAACATATTATAGCACAGAGCTCACTCTACTGAAGAACCCTGTGACAGTTCAAAATCTGGATTTTCCTACATACCTTTGGTATGGTTGTCCTAGAAGTTATATATTTCTTTAAGAGGCTAGAGCATCATCTCCAACCCAGACAAAGGGTAGTCTACAGGGTTTTTTGATCCTCGTCAAGCTGTTTGTTAAAATGTTGAGTAAATCCTTCTTCATCCATTCCCCATTTGTTGATAGGGCATTGTTCAAACGCTACGGGTATCTTCCAATCAACAACACATCCACACTTCACACATCTTGGTAAGGGATCTCCATCTTTATCATAGAATTCACACCCTTCACATATTTTTCTTCTTTCTTCTTTTGCTTCTTCAGTAGCAAATATTGGTTGACCATTAAAAATACCTTTAACAATCTTAAAAGCACTTCCAGCAGCATTTTTTGCTTGTTCACTGATGGGAGGATATTGAGATTCTTCAGACATTATTTAATTCATAATCTAAGATATGTATCAGACTTGAGTTCCACCAACAATTGGACCTCTAATTGTTATGTTAGAACCAGATGTATTAATTGTTCCAGTAAACTCATAATTCGCACCACTCATAGAAGCACCACCAGCACCACCAGCAGCACCATTACCACCAGCACTACCAGGAGTTGCCGGTACTGGAGCATGATTGCCTGGGTCACCATCTTCACCATCCTCACCAGCGTTTGTGGCTGGATTAGTGGGCGAACCAGGAGTTCCCCAAGTTCCACCAGGACCACCATCACCACCATCTCCGCCATCGCCACCAGCACCAGCATTACCACCTGGCGAAGGACCGCCAGCGGTACCAGGAGTTCCAGAAGCACCAGAAGTATTAGCTAGATTATATCCTCTACCTCTACCACCATTGCCACCAGGTCCACCATCACCACCAGCAGCACCAGCAGTAAAAGTGTTTGTGGTAGTAGGACAGAACCAACGCATCCCACCCTCTGCACATGGAGAAGCAGTGGTAATGCAACCAGGAATTGAATTAGTACACCCATAAGGTGAAACTACTGGACAGGTGCAAATGGGCACAGCATTGTAAACTGTATTAGAAACAAGACCCGTCCCGCCTGTTCCACCATGACCACCACCGCCACCTCCAGCGCCACCACCGCCACCACCAAAGAGGTTGGCATTAATACTACGAACGAAAACAACGACGTTGTTAGCAGAAGCATTTACGTTTAATGCAATACCACCATTCAATCCACCAGTAGAAGGTGTACCAGGATTTGGATATACTGTTGCTCCGTTACCTCTAACACCATTTTGACCAGCACCACCATAGATACCACCTTCAACATCTATAGTGATATTTTTTGATGCATTAACAAGTCTTGCCGCTGCAAGTACACTAGTATTTGAACCACAAGTACCATCAATGAAAGCTCTTTTGACGACACTTAATGGAAGATTGCTGTTCCAAGCTTGAGAACCTATGTTATAATTTAAATCAGTTCCAGTTTGCCCAATATAATAATATTTTATAGTGTTGCGGAACTGTGATGCTTTTAAATCACTTTGACTAGCAGAAATTGCTTGATTTTCAGTTGCATCAGGAACATTAGGATCATCAGCAGTCGTGTTTCTTACTAATTGAGAAGCACTTACTGGTACAGGATCACCATTACCATCAACTGTAGGATCAAATGTTTCTGCACCACCGAAAGTAGTTCTTTCATTAGCAAGTAAAAAGGTTGCTCTTAAAGCAGAGAAACTAATTGGTCCTGATGCTAGACCAACTCCATATGTTGCCGTTGCTGTTGCCATTATCTACACTTTTTAGATATTTATGAACTAGTTCGCTTAATTTTAGGTCTAGGATAAACTACTCCTGTTAAAGGTCTCCTACCTGCTACTTTTCTACTAAATGATCCGTTCCAAAATGCTCTTTTAGTGGTTGTTCCTGCTAAATCTGCCCTTCTATATCCACCATTACCATTCCAAAATTGAGGGTGAATTCTGTTAATAAGATTCTGATTCTGATAAAGTTTAGGCTCTTCAAGAACAGAGGAAGGACTAACACTACCCATGTTACTCCAATCAATAAGACCATTACCAAATGATGTGGTAGCACCAACAACTATGTCTCTAGCATTATCTTGCAGAAGTCTTTTAACCGTCACACTATCAGGCCAAGAACCAGTCTCATGGAAATATTTTTCCATGTAACATGCTGCTATACCAACAACGCTTGGTGTTGCACAACTAGTTCCAGAGAACATACCCCATTTAGATCCATCAGCATAAGTGCTTCCCCCAGCATTTGCTGCCCAAGTATCAGCACCTAAACCAACAATATCAATACCCGGTCCTCTATTTGTATATCCATCTAAAGTTGGATATGTTTCTGAATTTTGACCAGCAGCAACATCAATTGCATCAGGTAAACCATGAGGTCCACGACTAAGAAAAGGTTTGTATGTTGTACTACTATTCGTTGTTGTTGAGATACCAGTAGAAGTAATATTATATGCTCTCACACTCACACCAATATCATATGTGAGAGTTGCGTCTCTTAAAGTAGTTCCTCTTTTTGCATAAGTACCACCATTATTACCAGCAGCATTGATAAAGATAATGCCTGCATCCATAGCCGCCTGCAGTGCAGTAAATGTAGCAGAATCTTCAAACTGAATGGGAGTAGTTATACACCATTCCCAGTTGGAGGCAGTTACATCATTAAACACTCTGTATGGTATAATTCCATTATTAATAAATGGTGTGAAATCATTTCCCCAAGATGCTCCAGGTCTGGTAGCAACATCGACACCACCTATTGTTAATTTTTGAACACTATCAATAGGCATAGCATGCCATATATCTGTAAGAGATTGCCATTCTCCAACCATTATAGTTGGATTTGGAACACCAGTATCTGGGTTGTTAGATTTAGAATTATGCCAAGATGTTAATGCATTAATAGCCTCAACAAAATCATCATCTATATTACTGTTAGCATACATTGCTCTCAATGTTGCTTTTTTAGCAAATCCATTAATCACACCACCAGCAACACTCAATACGGAAGATGCATGAGAGGCTAACATTTTGCCTGAAGTTACTTGATTATTATCAACATATTCTAAATCTGGCCAATCCATAGGAATTGCCCTAACACTATTATCATCAGGATCTCTATAGTCTGGATTTGTGCTGTGAAAATTTACTGCAGGTGAATCGAATCCACCTGCCTCTAAAGTTACAATATCAACATTTCTTCCCAAATAATTTGATGCATATTGAACTCCATCTTCTTGTTCTACTGATGTTCCTGGAATAAAACCAAAAGTATCATCTGGATGATTTCCAAAAGTAGTACCTGCTACTCCAGGAATATCATATGAATTTAGATAATGTTGCCCACTCTGCCATAATGTTCCATCCCAACCAGTTCCAGGTGTAAGCCAAGTTATCAACTTTTTCTCACTTTGAATAAATCTTGGTGGTAATGATGCTGGAAATGATTGTAGTTCGTCTTCAACAGAAGTAACATATGTTGATAGACCAATGTTAGTTTCTTCAGAGTCTTCAATCCAAGCAGTAAATACATTTTTGAATGCTTTACACTCGTTTTTGAATGAAACTATACCTACACCTAGTTCAGAATTTATTGTATCAATTACGAATGTCTTTCCAAGTCCAACAGCTTCATCAGTTATAACAAAATTACGCCTGACTCTAGACATCTTAATCCTCCAGATTTACCATTTTAAATGTGACTGCAATACCAGCAGTAGCATCACTAGATGAATTGTTAGTAAGTCTCAAATACATGGTATTTCCTGGTGTTGAATCATTATTCCAACCTATAATACCTGGAGACATTCTAATTGATGTGCTTCCAGTTGAAATAACTTCAACAATAACACCAGCATCTGGTGCTGGATCGACACCTTGTAATCTAGTTTCATCTGCATTTCTAGCAAGTGAATCTGTATATATTCTAAGCCATGCAGCACTACTAATACCAACATTCAATAACTGTCTCTTATACA